ACCCCACTTGGGGACCTGGCCCAGGTGGTAGAAGTACATACCGATGGGCATGAATCCGTCTTTGGTCTTGCCGAACCATGTGCGGAACGAGAATCCGTCGGGGGCGGGCTGCCGGTTGCCATGTCCGTAGGATTGGCCCCTGGCGTTTTTGTATCGGAGGTCGGCAAACCCCAGGGTCTTTCCCGTACTGTGGGAATTCCAATTGCTGAGTGCCCTGACCATGTAAGACACCTTCACATGCCGTGACGGTGGTACTTCTTTGTACAGGGCGCATCCGTAGTGGTTGCCCTCCCGGAACATCAGCCGTAAAGCGTCACCGCTTACATAGGCGTTTTTGATGTCCCCTTTCCACGAGTTCTGCCAACCATCCTCGAATGTCTCATGAACCAGGGTGCTCATCGGCGACGCCCAAACACGCGTGAGAGAAAGCTTCGTTTCTTTACGACGACTGGTTTTGGTGGAGGTGGGGCGTCCTTGAGCAGTTCCGCTACAGGACTTTTTTTCTTTTTGGGTGGAGGCTTCGGAGCGTAGGGCTTTTTCTCTGTTTTCGGCTCAGCCGCTTCTCGAGCCTTTGTGGCCGGATTGCGCGGCTTCGTAGTGGCTCTCGTCCCAGGCTTTGAACTCGTCTTGGGGGGAGTTTTCTTTGCCGCAGGCTTTTTGGCGGCAGGCTTCTTAGCCGAAGCTTTCTTCGCAACTGGTTTCTTCTTCTCGGCCACAGCGGGCCTTTCTGTATGGACACTCTGTCGTTGTGTAGTCTAGCCAACAATGGACACCTATCAGGATACCTATGCCAAGGTAGCTCTTTCGATGACCGCTGCACAAAAAGCGAAAGAAGGTCTCGTAGAGGAGCTTGGAGTTGGCGAGGATCTTCCGTTTAATTTTTTTGGTTGGTGCGAGGATGAACTGCTTTTAGTGATTCAGTGTTCAAAAGAGGACATGAAGCAACCTCCAGGGCTTCGTCTCCAGAAATGCGCCAATGCGTTGGGTGCCATGCGGCGATATTGGCAGTGCGACTCAATCACTTTGGTGGCGGAGGGCTATCAAGCCAAAGTGCCTGAATTGTTGCGGGGGAAAGAGCTCGAAGAAGCCTTTACCGACAAAGCTTCGTCCGTCGAGGAGGTGCTGACGGCGACTCATGTTGAGATGGATCGCTTTGGTCAACCAGTTGCCACGCTAGTTAGCGTTCCTTATCAGTATTTGCTGGGAAGGCATGTTATCTGGGGGGACGCTTTGGGCTTCGAGAGGGGCGTCGGAGATATCGTCAAGAATGTGAAGATCCCCGGAACGATAGCTGAATGCCTTTCAGAATCGGTAGAACCAGCCGTCATGGGCGAAGACTTGGACAGGGTGACGGGAATCCTGATGGAAAACGGGTTCAACGTTCAAGAGTTCTAACAAGGTTGCGATTTTTCGTCGTATCCCAGTATGGTTATGCCCATGCTAAAAAAGCGTTCACTACTAATTCTAACGTTCCTGGTCTTGACGGCCCTGGCTTTCACCGTGGCGTCGATCGTGCCAGCGAGCGCCACTCACGACACGATCTACTCTCCCTGCAGCACGGAGTACGGGTTCGTCCACATGACCTACGACGAGTGGGCGGCTCACATCACCACGATGGAGGCTGATGGCACAATCCCGCCCGGTGTGGTGTTCCGCTATTACGAGGCGCTCCACGGGGGCAAGGGCACAAACGTCCAAGAGGATGGGACTATCCCGGCGTGGGACAACTGGGCTGGCGGTCTGACCGACGGGCAGATTCTGTCCATTGATGATTGGGCCAACGGCAACTACCCAGAGATCGAAGCGTTGATGTTCAGTTCGGGCTTGGTGCCCGAGTGGATTCTGGACGCCAACATGACCATCCGCCGGTTCAACGATCCCTACTGGGCTGCGGCGAACCCGATGACCCCATCGTGGACTGTCTGGCAGTCGCTCTGCATGGGCAACTACGGGTACTCCATACCGGTCATGGAGATCAACGAAGACGGCGTGTGGGTTTCGAATCTTCCCGCGACAACGACGACGGTAGCTCCGGCCACGACAACTACGACAGTCGCACCGGCTACAACGACGACGGCTGCTCCAGCTACCACTACGATCCCGCTGCAACTCTCACCCGAACCACAGTTGGAGTCAGAACCGGAACCGGTCCAAAGCATCGACCTTCCCGATACGGCTCCCTCCATTGGGCTGTCTTCCGGTTACGACTTGTGGAATGCGGAATACGACGGGTGGCCTTTCATGGAAACACTCATGCTTCTCGAAGAGCGCTACCCACAGGGAACGCCCGGCAAATACCACTTCCGACTATCCACAGCTGTGGAGTTTTTGAGGCAGGGTGGTATGGTCGGAGGACTCGATCACCTATGGGACGCAGGATAATCATGCCTAAAAAGTTCGCTGACCAGCGGTTATCTGTAATGAGACATCATGCTGAAATGGTCCTCGCTTTCATCACGGATGTTGGCGTAGACGAAGACTCTGGGGATATTCCGGATGCGGAATACGTCCAGCAGTGCAATGATGCAGAAGAGCTTTCCGACCTTATTCTTAGTTCCATGACTCTCACTATTACCGGAGTTGCCGACGACGGCACTATTACTGCAACCTTTAAACTTCAAGACATCGACGAATTTCTCGCCGCTACGTCTGAGGAATATTTGGTTGCCGAAGAACTGTAGGAGACCCGATGAGCTACAGGGGACGGTTTACCAGACAACGACATCCGTTTCTGTGGAACTTGATCGGTGTAAGCGTCGTCACTCTTTTCGCGCTGAGTGCGGGCTGGAGTTTGGACACGAAGGTTGAGTCACCTGGGACAGAAACAACCAAGGGGCCGGTAGCTCAGCTGGCAGAGCAACGGACTCTTAATCCGCAGGTCGTGGGTTCGATCCCCACCCGGCCCACGATCACGTTTGCCCCTACCACCACTACTGTTGCGACAACTGCTACAACTACTACAACGGTTGCTCCCGCGATCACGACCACCACAACGACGGTGCCAACGAAGTCTGCCTATGCGGTTGAAGAGACTGCTGAAGCCAGACCGATTCCTTTTCTCATCGACAACCAGTACGGCTTCTATGAGAAGGGCTCTCACATTGTTGAACTCCAGCGGCTACTGGGTCTGAGGTTCGTGGACGGGATTTACGGCCCGGATACACGCAAGGCCCACATGGAGTGGTTCGGTTCCCCACAGGTGGCGCAACGTCACTTCTTCGATCGGGGTACTTGGTATATCGAAACCATTGATCCAGAAATGGAGTGGCAGCACAATTGGGCCAACTGGGACGAACCACCCTCGTTGCAGCAGTTGGTCGATATCTATTTCCTGCCTGTGGATCGGGAATGGGCTCTCAAGGTCGCCTATTGCGAATCGAGTGCTAAACCCACAGACACATACTCAAATGCTGTGAGTCATGCCCTGGCTGTCGGGTGGTTTCAACACCTAAGCAAGTTCTGGCTTCAAAGAAGCGAACTGGCTGGATGGCACGGCTACGACATTTTCGACACTGAGCCAAATGTGGCTGTCGCTGCGTGGTTGTTCTACGGCAGTGGAGAACATCATTGGAATCCGTCAAAGTCTTGTTGGGGAGGAACAGATAATGGCCAACTCTGGAACGACCTTGAAGTATCCTAAGGATTCCATGTATAAATGCTCCGAGTGTGTAAGGCACTTCATGGGCGGTAGCGCCCTGGCTGCCTATGAGGGTCACTGCAATTTCTGCAACATGAAGATCGACGCCGAGGCGGATCGAGTCAAGTAGTACCATTGGGGCATGGTTGGATACCCCCCAGACAGCGTTTATGAATCGCGCATGTCCGAGAAGATGAAGGTCGGACCTTACGAGATCGACGTGCTTCATGCTGGGCCGATGGCTTGTCCGGTTTGTGGCCACCCGAGCGGCAATTGCACTGGGGTAGATGGTCCGCAGCCACCCGATCACATTTCTGGATGGAACTCAATAGCTTCTCTGAATGAGACTCAGACGTATCTGGTTGAAGAGGACATCACGGAAGAACGTCAGATCGCGGGTGGCATAACTGTCACGGTTATCAAGTATGCCAAGGGGCGACACATACCCTTGGAAGAAGCCAAAAACTTGGGATTGATTTAACGGTTTCAGTAATTTCTGATTCGCTACACTCAGTAGGCCGCACTCAATTTCAATCCCGACAGAAGATTCCCGATGACCCTGCTGACCCAAGAATTCGTAGACACCTATGCTGACAAGAAGCCCCCATGGGGATTTGGAGGCATGGGAGAAATCGTGTTTCTCCGTACCTACAGTCGTTCGAAAGGGGACGGCACGGTCGAGACCTGGCCAGAAACCCTTCAGCGAGTTATCAATGGTGCTGAAGACATTGGTGTTCATTACACAAAACGCGAAGTAGAGCGTCTTTTCGATTTAATGTTCAACCTGAAGTGTTCGTTTTCAGGGCGGGCTCTCTGGCAGCTAGGCACCCCGTTGGTTAGAACACTCAACGGTGCGAGTTTGAATAACTGTTATTACACGAACATTGAGACTATCGAGGACTTCGAATTCCTGTTCGACATGCTCATGCTCGGTGGTGGCGTTGGCTATTCGGTCGAAAGAGCCAAGATTCACGACCTTCCCAAAGTCAAAGTCGGTGTTGAGATCACCCACGAGCGCACCAACGACGCTGACATCATCGTGCCCGACTCACGGCATGGATGGTCTCGGATGCTGCATGCGGTTCTTAAGTCATACTTTGAAACCGGCAAATCTTTCAGCTATTCGACGATCCTGGTTCGCGAGTTCGGAGCCAAACTCAAAACTTTCGGTGGTACCGCTTCTGGGCCGGGGGCTTTGATCGACGGGTTGAAAGACATCTGTGGTGTCCTGGACAACCGGGTTGGCAAGAAGGTCCGGAGTGTCGATGTGCTCGACATCTGCAACATTATTGGAAGGATCGTTGTTTCGGGGTCCTCACGCAGGTCAGCTCAGATTGCCATCGGGGATCCTGACGACATGCTTTTCTTGCGTGCCAAAAACTGGGGAACGGGCAATGTCCCAGCTTGGCGGTCAAGTAGCAATAACTCGATTTATGCCGATTCGTTTGATGAGATCATGCCCGAGCTTTGGAAAGGGTATGACGGAAGTGGGGAACCGTATGGGCTTGTCAATCGCAAGCTGGCTCGGAAGGTTGGCAGGCTCGGGGAGAGCAAAGTAGATAATAGCGTTGAAGGATTTAACCCCTGCGCCGAGATAGCGCTTGGGGATGGGGAAAGCTGCAATCTTGCGACGATTTTTCTCCCGAACATTGAATCCCTGAAGGAAGCACTAGAGATTTCTCAACTTCTGTACAAAACCCAGAAGATGGTTACGCAGCTGGACTACCCATTCGAAAAAACCACAAACGTGGTTCGAAAGAACGCCAGGCTGGGACAGTCGATTACTGGCGTGCTGCAATGTTCCGAACAGCAGTTGAAATGGCTGCCGATGATCTACGAATTTCTGGATGATTTGGATAAGAACGAATCGGAGAAGATGGGGCTCCCCCGGTCGGTCAGATTGACGACGATTCAACCCTCAGGGACGTTGTCTCTACTCCCGGGGGTTACACCAGGCATACACCCCTCATACGCCAAGTTCTACATCAGGCGTGTTCGGTTCCGTTCAACAGATCCCCTTGTAGATACCTGTCGCAAGCGCGGTTACAAGGTCCAGTATGACGTTGGGCTCGACGGTCGGGAAGACCACACCTCATACGTCGTTGAATTCCCCTGCAAGTCCCCAGAACACGCAACTTTGGCTTCCGAACTCACCGCGATTGAACAACTGGAATGGGTCAAGCGGATGCAAACCGAATGGGCGGATAACGCCGTATCGGTAACCGTCTATTACCAGAAGGAGGAACTCAAGGAAATCCAGGCATGGCTAAAAACCAATTACACCAAGTCCATCAAGTCGGTTTCTTTCCTCCTGCACAGCGACCACAACTTCCCCCTGCCGCCTTACGAGGAAATCACCGAAGAAGAGTATGACAAGGCGTATGGAAAGATCGACTTTTCGGTTGAACTGACTCACGAGAATGGAAACCACGAGCTTGATCTCGACGAATGCAGTGGCGGGGCGTGTCCGGTCAAATAAGGGAACGACGCTTACGCGTAGTCGGTGGTCTCGTTCGACCCGTGGTAAACGGGCAGCGTTTTACCCGGCGTGTAGCCGTGGCATCCCATCATGGATCGTGTCCCTATGGGGTAGGGACTAACGCAGTGAGCCATCATCGCAAAATCAACAAGTAGGAAATCCCCGACTGTCCATTGCCACCAGAACTGGTTATCTTCGTCGTAGGTGAAATCTACGATGGCCTGCTTGAGTTCCACAAAGTCGTTCTCTGCGATGTCCGGATTCAAAAAACCGGTCGGTTGCCCGGGCTGATGCCTGATTGCATATTCTCCGGTAATGGGATGTTGCACAGCCATCGGTCGCACTGGCAGCGCTCCCGGCGGAGGAGGTTCATCGGGTCGGTCGAGTCTCAATTCAGGAGGTAGCGCTCTAACCGTGGCGCATATCTCTTCAGAGGCCACTATATGGCCATCCATTCTTGCAGCGCTTGGAAACTTTATGAACGCAGGCTCGGTACGAGCGAGGTCTTGAAGGTGATCGGGTAGAGAGTCATATAGGTGGGCATAGTTGACAAACCCCGTTTCCCCCTGGTCTGCGGGGCAGGTTTTCCACGGCATCGTAAAGGCAGAACAGGCTTGGGGGTAGAACCAGTGTGGATTCTCCGTGTGCCAGGCCAGAATAGGGCATTTGAGCGTCTTTCCGTCCTTGTTGTTTACCAACCACTGGGCGTCGGGGTGTCCCTCGGTGTAAAAAATTTGAGGGTTATGACCGATGTCGACAGGGGGTGTAGATAGGTGCCGTTCGAAGGAAGCCGTATGGGGCTCGACGTGTACTTGCCCATATCTGGTTGCAAACCCCGTCCACACCGGTGGCGGAGATTCGACAACCACTTCATCATCATCGACCCACCATTGATGTCCGGCCAGATCGCGTGGGCTTCCAGGTTCTTCATAGCCGTTCACCACGAAATGGTTTTTGACTTTACCGATTTCCACCATGACGTGAGCTAGTTCCGTGGGAGACAGGTGCGCTTCACGGAAACACAACAATCCGTGTTCGTACCAAAGCTCAGCTAAGTCCTCTACCTTATTAAGAATAGATTGGTAGTCGTAGCCTTCTAGAACAAAGCCTTGCATGAGGACTTCACCACTTTCCGATGGGGCAGTGTAGGCCCGGGACCCGAATCTTCAGGGGCATAAAGCACCCGCATTCGCTACAGCGTTTAGTGAATCGCTTAAACCGATCGCATTCGAGACAGAGAGCATACTTTTCGGCGGGTCTAAGTTCAGCCACGACGGCCAGCGGCCGAATTGGGGCTGTTATCTCCGCCATCTCGGAGGCGTGTTCCGCACTTTAGGCAGCTTTCAGACCAAGGGTAAGTTTGCCTGAACTCCATGGGGTGAGAGCAATCCAAGATTTCACTCACGCTGGAGTTAACTAGCTCGCGAATAAACGCAGAAAGCGACGTGCCTTCGCGTTCGGCTGCCAACTTCCAGCGCTCATGGTCGCGAGATGTCGAGCGGATCAAGACCTGTTTGTCGGCAGGACCGTCATCGTCGCTGATGCTTGTGGATACTTTGGGTTCGAGGGTCTCTGCGAGTTTATCCATGGCGGCTTCGACGTTGTCAACAGGAGCCGGAGCCTCGCCAATGGGGGTCGAATCGCTAAAGGATGGTTGGAACCTGCCAGTGGGAGAAGGCGCGTCCCCTGTGGGGGGTTGTGTGACAACGGCGGCGACTTCTTCCTGGGCCTCGACGGGGGCATCCCGGTCTTTCTTGTTACCTGGGTCACCGAGGATCTCTTCGCTCTCTTCATCTCCCGTGTAGGTGGGATCTTCGAAGATTTCATCCATGGCTGCAAGGGCTTCCGTTAGATCGTCTTGACTCATATCTGTATCACTCATACTGAGTGAGTCTAGGTGTTGTCTGTCGGTTCCAGGGGCACGTCCACAATCTCAGCTTCTACTATTTCGTCATCTTCTACAAGTGTCAGGTGTGAATCTTCATTTTTTCCCAACATCTTATTGACTTCTTCTTCGGGCAAAACCCCACTATTCGCCATCAATTGTAACAATTCACGGGCCTCGCTTTCGGGCGAGAAGTTACTGAGGGGTTCGGTATCGTCACCGAGCATTGACACACGGATGGGTTCCGCGAGATTTGAGGACACGTCCATTGAAATGGAAACGTTGTTGTTTTCCATTCCAAGCAGCTTTGAGCGTCGGTCCATAATGCCAAGCACCTGCTGGGTGGCCTTCATGTCGGGCTCCACATCGATTTCGGTCCCATCGTCCAGCGATACCCGGCGATGTTGCGTGAGGGGCCATATGGCGGCCTGGAGAGCATCCAGACGCTCTAGCTCCATCCGGAGAACTTCCGGATAGGCCATAAGGGCTTCTTTGTTCATGCGTTCCAACTGGCGACCGATCGCCTTTGAAACGACGGAAGTTGAAACGCCGAAACGTCGACCAATTTCGTTGATGGCGACGCCGCCTTGACGCATTTTGAACATGCGTAGGTCGCGTTCGAATAGAAACTCTCGAGTCAGAGTTTTGCTAGTGCCGTCTTCAGCCATCGATTAGTCCACATCCATAAATTCAGTAACTTCGAATGGAAATTTATTACCCCGCTTCATGCGCTTGGGCCACCGACGCAAGTCGCGCGCTCCCCTGAAGTGGTTAACGTCATATGTATATTCTGCCATATTAGTGGGGTCAGGCTGGAGAGCTAGACCGAATTCCGGCCATCTGGACCACACAGCTGAACCAAATGGCCGCATCTCCCTGCTGGTCTGGGACGACCCTAATGGGGCGTGATGCTCTAACCAGAAAGTCAAGTTGTAAACGCTTCGGAGCGTGTCGAGATATTTAGCAACCTCGATGGCGATTGCCTCTGAGGTGCGTCCTCCGGGATCCAAAAATGCCTTGTACAGAGGACCCATTACCAGTAGATCTGGCTGCGATTCCTCGATGTGCTGTTCGAGGAGTATCCGGTCTTGTGCGTTTAGCAGGTCTAGCCCGTCGGGCTTGATGAAGAGGTGCGCTGACATCTGAGACTCATATCCCATGGACCTAGCTGCACCCACGATGTTTTTGGAAGTTCGGCGAATGATGCGTTCAGGATTCTCAAGATCGACCGTAAGGGTACGGATCTGAGGCATCGGTTGGAAGGTGAACGGATGAACGCCCAATCCCGCGCAGATGGCTACTTGACGAGCAAGCATCGTCTTTCCAACACCCTCGGCCGCTACGACAATGACCCGTTCGCGACGTTCAACAATGCCAGGGATCAGCCAGTCATACTCGTCGTTGCCAGACTCGGCGATAAAGGTGTCCCAAGCAACCAGTCTTCCTTCGTCGCGGAGTCCATGGTCGGCACCTTTTCCGATTTCGACTAGGAGTGAGGCCCTGTTGAGTATTTGAGGGGCGGATTTGCTGGAATCATCAAGTAATTGTCGTAATGCTTCCAGTGCCAGTTCTTCTGGCGTCGGCGGCGGAAGGTCCTCTTCGTCGTTTTCTTCGATTTCTTCTTGAGTCGTTTGCCCATCGAACTCGGACTTGAGTGCCTCAAACTCAACTTTTATGAGTTCGTCTGTAGATCCTCCGCTTTCAACATGGTCAGAGATGTCTTTAGCTTCTGGGCATCGAAAGATCTCGACATCACAACCGGCCTCTTTGAGTTGCTCGTATACATGGAGAGCGTGTTTCCTGCCGACTTCGTCATTATCAATAACAACGTCCACTGTCGCCCCAGCGAGAGCTTCGGTGTGTATTTCCAGCCACTTTCCTGCTCCACCCGGCATGGTCGTAGCGCAAGCACCCATTTGGGTGAGAGTGTCGCAATCCTTCTCTCCCTCCACCACGAAGATGGATTGGCCGTCTTCTTTGGCTTCCAAAACCTGAGGAAGGTTGTAAAGAACTTTGGGAGTGTCCCCCAACTTGTAGGTCCAGCCGCCATTTTCGGGTCGGCGTTGTCGAAAGGTCTTTTTACCATTCGAGTCAAGGAAGCGAACTTTTTCAAATAGAAGTGTCTTGTTCGAATCGAAGTATTCGTATTTAGAGACAAAGGTCAGTTTCTCTGATTGTTTCTTTGTGTAGGCGGGGGGATCGAAGTCCGTCTTGCTGCTTTGGCTATCTGGCCTGAGGTCGGCGAGTTTAAGTCCAACGGAGCTCACTATTTCGGCTGCCCCACAAGCTTCTGCGTCCCTAAAGCAGTGAACGAGTATTTGACCATCGTCTTTTTCGTGGATCGAACACGATGGATTTTGGTCATCCTGGCGACAGGGACATCGGGCTTCCCATCCGTTGCCAGTGGTTCGTACCCCATCGAACCTCTCGAGGAATTTGGCGGTATGCGGGTACATCAGACGGCCGCGTTTGACCACTTGGGGGAGGACACGTCTTGGCGACCGGTCGGACGCATCCCGATCTGTTGCCGCATCCTGAATCGCTCTAGTTCGTCTACGCCTCCCCAAATTCCTAGACGTTCGAAGGCGAGTGCATATCTAAGACATTCGTTGATCGACTCACAGGTCCTACAGATGCTTTTGGCCCGCTCCGCCAACAGGCGTGCCTTGAGAACTTCCGAGTGAGGCAGTTCTCGGGTGATTACCGGAAACCACCAGTCGGTTGGATGTCCTGTGCAGGCACCCTCTTCTGGAGGGAAGGGAGGAGGTTGATCTTCTAGCATGTTTCCTTATTTAGTAATTCTCGCTATGTCATCCGCTGACAAAAAAACCAATGCGGACTGTATTCGTAGGGATCCGCCCACGTCTGCGGAGATAACGTCGACCGCATCGGCAGGTATCGAAAGGGCTTTGGCAAGTGCTGCGCGGGTCCTTTCGACTGACACCTCAGCTTGAACGCCATCGAACTTCTTACGGAGGTTAGATGCCGCGACCTCGGCAGTGGTGGACCTCTCCTCAAGCTTCTGGTGAAACCCTTCGGCACGGAGGCAGGAGCGGCAGGCAAGTTTCGGTGTCTTGGCAGCCCTAGAACGGATCTCTATATGGTTGCAGGCTAGATGGTGGTGATACTTGACATTCCCCCACCCACCGACTCGCTCGATCTTCGTGACTGACCGTCTCGGCGATTTCCGGTGCGGCGTGGTCATCTGTCCATTGAACCACATGGATCCAAGAATGGCTACCCCGGGATCGGCAAATGGTGGATTAAACCGAGCTCGCCGCATAACCAGCACCGAGCGTTGTCTACCCAGAGGGTCTCACAGGGTCCGCACCCATAGACGGTTGCGCTCATTGGCATCGAGGCGTAAACTGATCCACCTAGAGCATATGGCTTACCTTTCAGCGTTTACCGCCGAAGTAGGCCGTAGCGTGACCAGAGTCGATCAAGTCAGAATTCAAACATGCGGTCTTATCTTCATCAGCAAAAATATCAGCAAGAACCCTACCGAACTTCCCACTCTTATCTTTGTGCGTCTGAATGTAAACAGTGTCGCACCCGTCTAACCAATCTTTGGCGAAGTCCTTGGCAGCGAACCCAGCAGCCTTCTCCTCTAGATCTTTGGTACGGGTCTCCGGAGTGTTTATGCCCAGCAGACGAACTCGAGCTTTGTGATGAATGTCGAAGCCAACATCGATCATTACATCGATGGTGTCACCGTCAACGATGCGTAGCACCTTCGCTTCATAGAAAAACCTATTCGTCATATCACTAAGGTCCCTTCCGGATTGGTATCACAGTCAAAACATTGCCACCCGTCGTCCGTGGCTATTCGATTAGAAAATCGCCCACTGCCGAAACAGGTTGCTTTACTACACTTGACACACGGTTCGCTGGGCGCCACAGGCCCTCCCAGCATTCCGTAACGGGTGTTATCTGGATCAGAGGGATCATGGAGTTTCCCGGCGTATCCGCTGGCAACCGGGTTCTCTTTCCTCATTAATTATTCCCGTCCTCCAGGTCCGTAAACTTCGCGGTTTCAGCTTTGCGTTTACGAATGGCTTTGGGGATTTCGACATTTCCGGCAACCATGTCCTCGATGTCGTCGGGATTTCCCCGAAAGTCTTTACCGAGACGCTGGTATTCGTCCCAGTAATCGTTGTCAGCGTTAGCGTTCTTAGCCACAACTAAATATTACTACTTACACATAGTTGTGTAGGGAACAAGAGAACCCCCGGCCCTGTGTGGACCGGGGGTTCTCTTTAGAAGCTAGGGACTGGTGTCCCTATCCGCTACCTAGATTAGGAAGTCGGAGCGTTGTTGAAGGTAACCTTCACGAAAGCTTCAGGGCGCTTGACGGCAAGAGCCAGACGCTGCTCAGCCAGGACGACAATTGCGTTCCGGATGAAGAAGTCGCTGTGCTGCTCGCTGATGCGGATCGAGGGGCCCTCACGGTCATAGAGCTGAGCTCCAGTACCGAATGCGCCGACGACACAAGTGCCTTCAGCCATTGCGGGGGTCTCGATGACGGGGAGGCGCCAGACGCGCGGCTCGCCGCCGAGTGCCACTGAAACCGCGACCAGGTACTGGCCGTTGGAATCCTTGGTCAACTCAACGTCTTCCCAGTCGTTCGGATGCATCACGACGCCCGTGGGCTCGTAGTATGCGAGGAACGACAGGGTTGCCGCACGACGGATTGCGTCCGCCTTGGTGTCAGGGACAGGCGTGAATGCGCCTGCAGACCAGTTGTAGGTCTGGATCCCAGTGGCGACGGTGATACCAGTGAGGTTTTCACCGGTGCCGTTACCGCTGATGATCTGAGCGTCTTCCTGAAGACGAAGCCCGTAAAGAAGCTCGTTGTCGATGATCGACCGGAGCTGAGGCTCGTCAGCGAGGACGTTCCGGTGAGCAGCTTCCCAGTGTGCGAGTGTCCGCACGGGGGCCTGCTCGCCGACGAACGCCAACGTGGACTGCGGCTTGGCAGTGAAGACCTCAGGCGAACCTGAGCGCTCCGATACCGTAGCAGCGTTGTTGGTGAAGCCGGAAAGACGGAAGTACTCGATGACCGCAGCGGTTGTCTGACGGCTCGGGAAGAGATCCCGAACTCGCTTGGTGCGCTGTGGCGGAAGCACGATCGGGTCGCGCTGGATGGTGCCGAAGGATCCCGGCGTGCCCGTGGGCAGTGCCGTGTAGACATCCTTGGTTCCATAGGCCGACTTGGCCTCGACGTAGTCCGGAACTTGGTACGGAGCTGGCATGTTGGCGCCTGCAGCGCCGTTGGCTAGAGCCTTGAACTCAACTGAGTCAAGGAAAGCCTCGCCGATGCTGCGGTACTCCTGAACGGCATGTTTCACCTCGGGCTGGTTGGCCCATTCAGCAGCAGCCTCAGCTGCAACGGACTCCGTGGAGGGCTGTGAACCCCACTCGCGAGCCTTTTCCATCTCCTGGATGCCATCAATGAGACCTTTGATCTCCTTGATGTCCCCCATGTTCTTGTCGAATGCTGACTTTTGCTCGGCATCAACTTGGACAACGCCGTCAGTGATTTCGAATGAATCGGCGATTTCCTTGTTTTGGTCCATCTTGGTGCGCATTGCAGTTTGCAATTCGCCCAGACGACCGGTGTCTTCTGTAGACATTAGCCCCTCCTTATAGTGGGGTTATTCGGACGTGTGAATGTAAGTTGTTTCGTCCGTGCCTAGGTGAGCACCCGCGCGGTACAAGGTACAGAATACTACAATCAGTAAACTCCACAGTGTAACCCCGTCAACAATTAGGGCGTTTTAGTGGGGATGGTCAGCGATTGATTTACTTATTCTTCTGCCAGTAGCTTTCGACATGCCTGCCGCTTGCGCCAAAAAAGTTGTTAAATTCCTCGCGACCGTTGATTGCGAACTGACCATCTTGGGTCCGGTACGCGATCAAGCGTGGCTCACGTCCAGTATTGTCCCACAAATGGAACTCGTCATATAACCCTTGAGTGACTTGTCTACTGACAATCCCATTTCTGAGTTCCCCCCCTATCAGACTGCCGAAATGGGTCGGGATGTTGGGTCCGCCGTCTGCCGTCCGCTGGGCGATCCTTCGATCAGCCTCTTTGTCAGGCACATACACAAAGTGTCCTGCTGTCCGATAGCCGCGTCTCTTGGCTTCTCTGAGATGTTCGTCTCGCTTGCCGGTGCCCTGAACAACCACATCCATCCCACCGTTCATGGCATCATCCATAACTCGGTCGGTTACTCGTCGTGATTCATGGTGGACATTGCCAGGGTTTTGCGGATCCCAGCCGCGAAGACCAGTTTTGATGTCATCAGGATCGATGTGGGCAGCTTCTGTGGCATCGGGAAGCTTGACTTTCTTGTCCTTGATGATGGTGCTTTTGCCCGCGCCCGTTGTTCCTCCGATGAAATAGAGAGTCCGTTCGCCGGATGGCTTGTTCTTATGCTCAGGTTTGACCTTCCCGAGGATCTCCTGGCCCTTCTGGCGTCCGCCACTACGCATACCTCCGGTGTTTCGGATACTGGAACCCCGAAGGTCCATCGCCTCTTGCCGAAGTTGAGTTGAGGAGACATTCCTGACGGCTGCCGGAGCCTCGTCCCACAGACCTGGGTTGGCTTGCAGTATGTTCAGCCATTCCCTATTGCTCCCACTGAGTGCATCTCGCCGAGAACGCATACCCGTGCCTGGGTTCAAGGCAAGATTGCCAGGACCCAGGGCAATTGGTGCTTCAGGACTTGGTGACCATTGGGCAAGCTTGTCTTTGACTAATTCATGAAGTGACTCAAGAGTCGCTTCGGATCCAAGAGACTCTTCACCTATCCGGCCTTCCAGGTCCTCGAGTTTCTTATTCAGGTCCATGATTTCTTTGCGTTCTTCAACAACCGTGTCCCAAAGCCATTCCATATGGCCTTGGTCGTCTGCCATCTCATCCGGGAATTCGGATTGCAGGAATTTGTCCCTATCTTCACCATCCCTGGCTGCCCTGACGATCTGACGACGTTGCATTTGGTTATTGCTATGGGAGCCGAGAAATTCACCGTTGGCCTTGTCAAATTTCTTAACCAACCGGTTCACTTCATCCTGTAACTCATCGCGCTCGAAGTCCATTTCGTGCAAGTCGACTCGAGCCTCTTCGAAAACCCCAGCGAGGTCGGCGACGCGGCTTTTTAGGCGATCGTGTTCGTCGACAAGGCCGGGATCGCTGGCGTCGATAGCTGAGATCACATCTCCGTCACCCGCAAAGTTGTGCCTGTGGTGCTCCTGCAGGAAACCAACGTACTCGTCGATGGCTTCCCCTAGTTCGCTCAGGTTTTGCTTGGGGGTGCGGTCGCGTCGTTGGTCGAGGTCGGCCCGGGTAAGACGCTGTGAGCGCATGCCAGAAGAAGCGAGTTCATTCGTGCGCGCTCTCCATTCTTGGAACTTGTCTTCATCAAAAACCTCACGATCCCGGCCCTGTTCCCAGTTGCGACCCCGGTATAAGCGTCGACCACCGTGGGATGCAATCTGCTCTTCGGTCCAGCCGGTTTCTCGCACACCGACGACTTCGATGATGTCTTTATCCATAACGATTATCTCTGAACCCATATGACCGCGCAAACTATGGCCATTACCTCCGTCATCTTCGTTGTCTGTGTAATCTGCATATAGGTCGACACCAAACGCCCTATGTAAGTTGAGTGGCGACCGATGTTCGTCTCCCTCCGCTGGCTTCGCTGCCCTCGCAGTATCTGCGACCTCTGACGTTCCCGGCACCAGCTCGGATTGTTCCATCAGGGTGGACTTGAGTTCTGATTCAGAGATACCCAACTGCTTTGCAATCTGCGCGTCGACGGAGCCATGCTTATCTTCGTGGAAAATAGTGATCGGCTTTTTGGGAGTTACCTGTGCCGCGACTCCTGCATCAACGAAAGGATCCTCAAAGTCCCAGGCGTAATCGCCTTCCCAATCTATATAGCTTTCATGTCCTTCGGGGAAGAAATAAACACGTCTCTGTGGGCTCTCCCCCCGCATCCAGCCCCTCTCTACAATTTCTTCCAGACGGGCGAGGTCCGGTGCACTATGTGCTACCGCAATAGGCTTACCAGCCACATGCGGCTTGGTTGGGTGCTTGAAATGCCCCTCATCTACCAACTCCTGATAGGTCTTATCTAGAGAAGCATTGACAGCCTTACTTGGACTAACGGAGCGCAGACCAGCAGCACGCTGCCGTTCGTGACGCCGCTGAATGGTTCGCTTACCCGGACGCATGCGATCCGGGTCACGACGAGGCTTCTGCGCTTCCGTTCGTCGGGTCCTGTCTCGTTGACTGTCAGCAGGGTAATCCTTGGGCTTAGTCCTAGTTTTGGGGTGGCCAGGAAGATTTGTGTTGACGCCCGGTATCGAAGGACGCTCAAATGGGGTGCCTTCCTGAACCAAGCCATCGCCGTCGCCATCCCATGCCTTCGGATCGAATACGGCTGCGCCACGCCTAAGGCTTCGACCTAGAGATTTGATGTCATACAACTCTTCAACCAGACGCGTCTTTCTGCGCCTCCCGGTTCGCCTAGCTCGTGAGAGTTCTTCCTGAACGATCCCTCGGATTCGTTGCCGTTCCAACCTTGCTTGGTAGCGGCGACCCAGGGCCGTGCTTCCGGTCCTTCTGGCGTAATCGGTCATATTGGTGCAGGGCGTCCAAACTCGACGACCACTACGAGACATGCGCCTAGCGACACCGATACATCCGAGCTGTCGTGCCCTGCGTCGGGCTTTGTTGATGTCGTCGAATACGTCCGTATCGCCATCGACAGGCCGGAAAGTCATTCCCTTCCCGGAAACGAGACCGCCTCCGGAGAGTGTGTCAATGCCGCTAACTCCGCGTTCACGGAGTTGTTCCCACCGACGGTTCTTGCGTTTCCGTCGATTGCCCTTCTGCTCACGAATGTTCTGAGTTTCAGCGATTAGGTCGAGACCGCTCTTCTCCTTGGAGGAAGCAGTGAGCTTCTCGTACTCCTCCATGGTGGCACATGCCATCCACGTTCCATCGGGGTGGCGATGTGCGCCGGTACAACCGAGGTCAGCAGCCTCTCTTAGAGCCTGCGCCTTACTGGCCGTCTCAGAGTCCGTGCGTGCCGTGGCCACGGGTGATTACTTTGGTTCTAGCTGGTAAAGCTGTTCGTCGTCTGCCGCCATGTCGCTGTCGGTGATTCCAGCTTTCTGAGCGGCCACGAAGTCATCTCCATGACGAGATTGGTACAGCTTCGCTTCTTCGATTTCGTCATCGAACTCTTTTTCCATTTGGACATACGCGTCCCTGTCCATGGTTTGGGTTCGCTTGAATAACGCATACTGCTCGGCAGGAACCGCTATAACTGCTAGACGGAACTCTTCATGGTCTTCCTTGTCTAGCGTAAATGGCGGATAGTTGAGCAGAAGCGAGAGTTCTTGATGCTTTTCTGAGTGCTCTTGGCCGATCTCATAGTATTCATCAAGCTGTTCTGGGGACATTCCTTCTGTCGGATCATCTTTTGACCAAGGCATCAGGTTTTTCCTTTCAACTTTCGCAATATGTCGTCGTGGTGCCGGGGCGAACCGTCACCAACCTTGTCGAGGACGACCATTGCACCACGGTTGGATACTAGCTGTACTGGGCCAACGTCGATTCCGTCATATCCCAGTACGCCCGCGTAATAGAACGGATCACCTTTGGGCATTCTCGATAGGAAGGCCCACGCATGCTCGTAGTCTTCTTTTTGGTCAGGAGTCGAAGCCCTGTACTGCTTAATGAATCCTGTAACAACTTGTCCCATTTCGGAATCCAGGTCTGAACCCTTCAGGGCCTCTTCAACGGCGTCGGCCCACTCATCGGGAGTCATGTTCTTCATGGGATCCCCGGCTTCTTGGGCCATTCGTCCATCAATGTCAGCCTGGATTTTTGCGTGAGCCGACTTGATTTCGGCTGCTTTAGTGCTCGAAATCATCTTCGCCTCAGGATCGACGAATCCTAAAATGCCATCTCCATAACCGCCCCAGTGGCCACCCTCTTCCGGTGCCCAGTACTCGCCAATTCCGTAAACACTTCTGCCGGTGTGGGGGGTAAAGCGATCATCGGAGTCGCGGTAAACGTCGGCGTAGCGTCCGGAGTTTGCTCCCATGCCTCGACGTTGGGCGGTCCAACCTTCGTCGATGAGGTGTTGGGCCTCGTCTAGATCGATGACCACCGGTAGAGCGTTGTGTTCACCGTTTTCCCAAATATCCAGAAGGAATGGATTGTTCGCTGCGGTTGTGTTCGTGGAGGTCGTTTTGCCCTCTTTACGCAAGCCGTGGTTCTTGCCGATAGTTGCGATCCTGTCGATGAAACGTTCATCAACCTGGATTACACCGTTCTTGTCTCGCTTGAGCATTCCCTGACTGCGTTTCCTGTCCAGCTCAGTGCGGATTTCTGACTGGCCGCGCTTTCCTTGCAGTTTCCGCTTGACGCGTCGTTGCTGGCGCTTCAACCATTCAGCGGGCTTTGCACGGTCTGCCGTTGCTTCGGTGGCTCGACGACCAGTGCCAGCTCTTCTTGCCCGCCTACGCTCGCGCCTTTCTTTCCGTTGTTGGTCTTGACGGAGAACCCGGTACTTGAATGTGTCTACGGCCTTGCTGACGCGTCCACGACTACCCCTTGTCGCTTTCATCGCATCGACTTCTTCTTTGGAGAACCCACCTTCAAATTCGAATACGGTGGAAGCGTCTGAGGTGTCTCCTAACTTCTTTCTGGTGGGGAAAGCTTCATTGCCATGATTTTTCCTGATGTCTTTCCAGATGGCTGAACGGCCTATGCCATGCAGGTGTTCGAGTAGGGCAAAGGCTCCGCCCTCGCCATGCTCGTCTTCTGCTTTCTTTCTGGAACCGGCACTCCCGTGGATATCCATCATTTTGGCAAGAACGATTAGCTCATCAAGACGCTTGCGGTTGGTGCCCTCTCGTTCCAGGTCACCCTGAGTCGGAAGGACTGGAGTACCCGTGTTGGACTTCAGTTTGCCGTCAATAAATTCTTCGAAAGTGCCGAGGAGGTTTTGCACTTCGTTAGGACTAAGGATGTAGTCGCTGAAGTCACCATATGGGTCAGCTGAGTCAGCTCGGACGCTTCCGTCGAAAAATGCTGCCCCCCACGCGTTGTTTCCACGTTCTGCTTTACCTTGACCTCGCTGGCCGTGGTTTCCGGTCATCAGACGCTGAAGTTGCATCATCCGTCCCCGAGCAGCTTCTGCAACCATTCGACGCTGTTCGTCGGTGAGTTGCTTCCAAATAGCACCGTCACGTTCCGGATCGACAATCTCGGCTCCGGCCCTACTAATGGGCTTCCTGCGAGACTGCATTC